TTGTCGGGGCTGGTGGCGCTTCTGGTGCTGCTGTCACGGCAAACAACACAAACGGCAATTCTGGCGGTAGTGGTGGATCAAGTTATATCGGTGCAATTCCTAAAGCTGTAGCAAGGGGCGGCGGCGGTGGTGGCGGTGGATCCACAACATCTGGCACAGGAAGCACGATTGCCGGTGGTGTTACAGAAATTGTATCAATGCGTCAGGGAACGAACTATACCGGGAGTGGCGGCACTTCGTTCTCGACTGGTGGTGCTGCTGGCGCAATAGGTGGACTACAAGGCGGCGGTGGTGGTGGCGGTGGAAGCATTCAAGCCGATGGCTCGTTGTCTGCGGCGGGTCAAGGTGGATCGGGTGGCGGGATCAATGTTTTAAGCACTGCGACAACTGGCGGCGGTGGCGCTGCTGGTGCTTCCGCTGGCAACCCTGGGTCAGCAGGAGACGAAAACATCTCTAATGACACTGGTAGTTCTGGCGGTGGCGGTGGCGCATCTGCCTCGACTGCAAACGCTGGTGCTGGCGGGAATGGCGGGATAAGAGGCGGCGGTGGCGGAGGAGGTGGTGCTTCCAACGCTGGGTATAACTCCGGTGCTGGCGGTACTGGTGGTGCTGGTTACGTCAGAATAACGACGTTCTTCTAATGTTTGGTTTCTCAACTTTTTCTGATGCTCCGCTCAGTGGTCTTGTCGTAACGGAGGCCGGTGGATGGCAAGACATCAGGGGTGACTTTAACACTTGGGTCACGAAGTCAACCGACTCTAGTTTTCTGGTGAGAGCGTCTAACGGTGTTGACTACCAGTGTTCGCTGACAGTCTTATCGAGTTCTGCTGTTGGGTACGTTGTAAGTCTGGAAATTCTGAACAGTAGCGGGACAGGCTTTATCTGTTCTAGCAATTTGTGGCAAGATTCATCAACTTCGTCTAATGTGTGGGTGTAGACATGGCTGCTCCATTTTCAACGACTCCTGATAGCTGCGCTGTTAACTGCATTGCTATCACCCCAGCCGACTCTGATCTGGTTGCGCCTGTTCGTGCGCTCTACATCGGCGGGTCGGGTAACGTGCGGATCAACGACACCGGTGGCGGAAGCGTGATCTTCTACAACGTCCCTGCTGGCGTCATCCTGCCGGTGATGGCTCGACGGGTCTGGTCAACTAACACGACTGCAAGCAACATTGTCGGACTGCTGTAATGTTGCTCGGTCTGAACCTAAAACTCCCGAACCTGCGATCACTCGGGGGTTATGTTCCGGTTCCTGGTGCTCCGTTCATAGTGGACGGATCGACAGGGACGGAATACACGATTGGCTTGCCTGTGCGAAATAGTTCAGGCACCGATTACACCGTAGCGAGTTCCGTTAAGACTAGCAACGGAACCGAGTATTACCCGATTTAAGGAGCGTCTGCCGTGGCTGCATACGAGGTTCTTCTTCTCAACACAGCAATCCCCCAAATCCAAGCCGCACAGACTGGCGACACCTACGTTGTGCCTCGGGATATTGCGATCAACGCAACGGCGATCATCAGTGCGAACAGCGCAACCAACGCCCTGCGGATCACGCAGACAGGTGCTGGCAATGCGCTGGTGGTGGAGGACAGTGCCAACCCGGACAGCAGCCCGTTTGTAGTGACTGCGGCGGGGGATGTTGGGATTGGGACGAATGCGCCTGCAACAAAACTAGATGTGTCTGGCACAGCAAGGGTTAATTCTGTAATTGCTGCTGACGGAGCAAATGGAACTGTCCAGTTTGGGTCAACCAGCACTTACAATATTACAGGTGGCGTAGACAACGGAGGTTTCCGTTTTAACTTGCCATCTGGTGTTGATTATCAGTTTAGAATTTCAGGTTCAGACGTTATGCGTCTGACATCCTCCGGCAACCTCGGTCTAGGGGTGACGCCTAGTGCGTGGGACACATTTACAGGATTTCAAGTAGGTGGTTTGGGGGCGGCAAGCATTGGTGGTCTGTCAAACAATGTCTTTTTTGCTTCTAATGCATATTACGGAAGCGGTCAATTTAGATACGCGGCTGCGGCATCTACTGTAGCAACCATTTACAGACAGACCGCTGGGCAGCATATTTGGATTAACGCAGCTGCTGGAACTGCTGGCAATGTAATTACCCCAATCCAAGCAATGACGCTGGATGCTAGTGGGAGGTTGTTGGTTGGGACGACTGGAGTTTTTGGCTCTATAGCATCAATGGCAGGAGGCAACACTGTCACCAACGGATACGGTCAACTTTCGCTTGTTTCAACAGATGCGCTTGCTATTGACAAGGGCGGACAGATTTCGTTTAGTGGTGTAATTAATAACGTAGGCGGTCAGAACTGGCTTGCAGCGGTTGCTGGACGCAAAGAAAACGCAACAAGTGGAAACTACGCTGGCTATTTGCAACTAACCACCTGTGATTCTGGCGGAACGATGTATGAACGCGCCCGTATCACCAGCGGTGGGGATTTGTTGGTTAACACACAGACACGGCGAGGATCTGCAAGACAGACTATCTATCAAAATAGTTTGTTTATTACTGGCGATGGTCTTGCAATTGAAGATGGCAACGCAACAACTGGCGGGGCGTTTATCGGGTTTTTTGATGAATCAGGCACGAAGATCGGGAGCGTTTCTCGTAACGCAGCCGCTACGGTTGCGTACAACACTTCTTCCGACTACCGACTCAAAGATAACCCGCAGCCATTGACAAACTCCGGCGCTTTCATCGACGCGCTCAAGCCTAAGACTTGGGATTGGAAAGCTGACGGATCAAAAGGAGTGGGCTTCATTGCTCATGAGGTGCAAGAAGTAAGCCCAGGGACAGTCCTTGGTGCCAAAGATGCTGTTGACGCAGATGGTAAGCCTGTCATGCAAGCGATGGAATACGGTTCAGCCGAGTTCATTGCCAACATCATTGCTGAACTGCAATCCCTCCGCGCCCGCGTAGCCAAACTGGAGTCTAAATAATGAACTGGAACATCTCCCAGCTTGACTGCAAAGTGTCCGAGGGCGATCTGTCTGACGTCTGCATCGTCGCCCACTGGCAGTGCTCGGACACGGTAGACGGCTACTCAGCCTCCGTCTATGCGACCTGCTCGCTGCCCTCGCCTGATCCTGAGTCCTTCACCCCATACGCTGACCTGACTCAAGAGCAGGTTCTTGGCTGGATCTGGGCAAATGGGGTTGACAAGGACGCCACTGAAGCGGCAGTCTTGCAACAGATTGAAAACCAGAAGAATCCTCCGGTAATCGCTCCGGCACTTCCCTGGGCGTGAGATGCGAGTAACTTTCGGACAGTGGACGCCGGATCGACCCGGTATTGCTGACTCGCTAACGGAGGCAGAGAACTGTCTCCCGCTTGGTGTTGGCTACGGTCCAATGCCATCCGCTGCCGACTTCTCCAACTCTGCAAGCGAAAACCTGTTGACTTGTTCTGTAGGACGGTGGAACGCTGACACTCTGCTGATCGCTGCTGGCGCTAACAAGCTATTCCGTTATTGGCCTAGCAAGGTAGCAACAATTACCGGAGCGACGAACGCTAACCCTTGCGTAATTACCGCTACGGGTCACGGGTTCCGTACAGGGATCACAGTATCGATTGCCGCTGTCGGTGGGATGACGCAGCTAAACGGCAACTCTTACGTTATAACGGTGATCGATGCTAACTCGTTCAGCCTGAACGGGGTTAACTCAACAGCGTTCGGCACTTACACCTCTGGAGGCACAGCGACAACGCTGAAGTACCTCCAAGACGTATCGCGCACCGCGTCTGCCTACACAACGACAACACAGTGGACGTTCACTCAGTTTGGTCAAACGTTGATTGCTGCGAACGGTCTGGACAAACTCCAGGCATGGACGGTTGGATCATCTTCCAACTTTATTGATCTGAACGCATCTGCTCCGTCTGCTCAATTTGTGACTGCTGTTCGTGACTTTGTAGTTACTGGCAAGCAGGCAAGCTATCCCAATCGAGTGCAATGGTCTGACATCAACGACGCTACAGACTGGACATCTGGTTCTGGTAGTCAGGCTGATTCGCAGGATATTCCTGATGGTGGTGAAGTTCGAGGGTTGACTGGTGGTGAGTTTGGGCTTGTGCTCATGGAGCGTTCCATCGTGCGGATGACGTACATCGGCGCTCCCCTTTATTTCCAGTTCGACACGCTCACCCGTTCGCTTGGCTGCTACGAGTCCCGTTCTGTCGTGCAGTACGGGGCGATGACCTTCTTTCTGTCAGACGATGGGTTCTTTGTCTGCGATGGTCAGACGGTTAAGCCAATCGGCGCTGAGAGGGTGGACCGTTGGTTCTACTCTGTACTTGACCCGAACAAACTGGCTGAAATGTCTGCTGCTGTTGACCCGATCAACAAGACGGTGACTTGGTGCTTCACCGACATCTTCCAGATGAAACAACTGCTGGTCTACAACTGGCAGGTAGACAAGTGGACGCATGGCGAGACGACTGCTGACTATGTGAGCACTGTTGCTACAAGCAGCACTGACCTGGAGAGTCTAGCCGCGCTGTATCCGAACATTGATACGGTCCCTGCGAGTTTGGACTCTAGGATTTGGTCTGGCGGCAAACTGATTCAGGGTGGGGTCGATGGGGATAAGATCATTTCGTTCGGCGGTGACGACCTTACTGCTACGCTTCAGACTGGCGATATTGAGGCGCAGGGTCTTGAATCTATCATCACGCTTGCGAGGCCACTGATTGACAACGGGTCAGCTACTGTTGCGGTAGCGTCTCGGAAAAGGCTGGACGGGAACATCAGCTATGCGAGTGCTGTTGCTGCTGATTCTGATAATCGGGTGTCTCTACGTTCTCGCGGTAAGTTTCATCGTCTATCTGTTGTTCCGACTGGCAATTGGGTTAGTGCCGTAGGTGTTGACGTAGATCTGATTCCGACTGGGGGCCGATGATGTTTCTGCGTCTGCCCCAGGCCGGTGGACAGCCGAGGCAAGTCGCTGAAGTTGTCAACCGGATTCTCGACGGTAAGATCAACTCTGTCGGTACTGTTACCCTTGCAACGGGGAACGCCACGACAACGACCCTTCTGGACGCTAGGATCAGCGAAGAATCGATGATTCTGTTCGTCCCGTACAGCGCTGCTGCGATAGCCGATGCAGTGCCTTATGGAGCGTTTCAAGACACCACAGACCAGACCGCTGCAAGCACAACTGCTGCGTATGCGGTTAAGTTCAACACAACGGACTATGCTGTTGGTGTTGCGATTGTCAGCAACTCGCAGATTATCGTTCGGTCTGCTGGCGTCTACAACATCCAGTTTTCGTTCCAGTTCGCCAATACCAATGTTGCCATTCAGGACATAGACATCTGGTTCCGCAAGAACGGGACCGATGTAGCGGGGTCGAACAGTAAGTTTTCAGTCCCTAATAGTCATGGTGGTACGGATGGCCATCTGATTGCTGCGCTGAATTTCTATATCCAACTAGCAGCGGGTGACTACGTTCAGATAATGTGGGCGACCACTTCTACAGATGTGACGCTGGAGCAGTTGCCAGCGCAGACAAGTCCGACGCGACCGACGACTCCGAGTGCAATTGTCACGATCAACAAGGTGGACGAATCATCATCGTCTGACATCTACGCATCGAACCAGACTCAGGGTCAGTGTACGGTCAACCATTTTGCTAACGCAACCGCAGACAAGACGTATCGGTATGTCGTCCTTGGATAGGGTGTTCATCGAGCCGCAGAAGTTGCGCGAAATCTGGGGCTGGGTCAGACCTGGGCTGATAGAAGTTCAAGAATACTCGGATGGCAACTGGATACCGGAGGATGTGTATACCGACTGTTTTAATGGCCGGTCGATGTTGTGGGTAGTGATGGATCAGGGTAAGCCTGTTGGGTTTGGAGTGATGCAACCGTTGGGTGACTGCCTTCATGTTTGGTGTGGTTGGGGGCAGATGCTGATGGATGAGGGCTTTAGACACATCCGCGAGATTGCGAAAGCGGGTGGAGCGCGTAGAATTTCATTTGACTCAAATCGTCCCGGTTGGGAGCGTGTAGCGAGAAAACACGGATTCCGACCCAAGCAGTGGATAGCAGAGGTGTAATCATGGCCGGTGGTGGTTCTCAACAAGTCTCACAACAGCGGATTGATCCGACTGTTCAACCATTTGTAGAGTTTGGGCTACAACAGGCGAAAAACCTGTATGGAACCGGTGAGGGGCCAAAGTATTACGAAGGCCAGACCTACATCGGTCCTAGCCAGTTCACGACCCAGGCGCTAGAAGCTGCTGGTCAGCGAGCGATGGCAGGTTCTCCGCTCCAGCAGACCGCGCTACAACAGCAACTTGGAACGGTATCCGGTGCGTATCTCGGACCGAATCCGTTCCTACAAGGCGCTATCGCTGCTGCGTCCCGTCCGTTGGAGCAACAATTCCAGCAACGTCTAGGACAAATCCAGTCACAAGCGTCTGCTGCTGGCCGATATGGATCGGGTGCACAGGCTCAGTTGGAAAGCGGTGCTACAGAGGCATTTGCTCGTGGTTTGGGTGACATCTCTCAGCAGATGGCATATCAGAACTACGCACAGGAACGTGCTAGACAAGAAGCCGCAGCCGCTGCTGCTCCGGGTCTGGCTCAGTCCGAGTTCGCCGACCTTGAGCGTCTGTTGCAAGCAGGACAGGCTCAAGAGGCTTACCAAGAGCAAGCGCTTGCAGCAGACATTGCTCGGTTTAACTTTGGCCAGCAAGCCCCGTATAGCGCTCTACAGAGCTTCCTGGGATCGGTCTACGGTGCTCCGATGGGGACGATCACTACTGCGCCGACGTATCGCTCGCCTATCGCTGGTGCGCTTGGTGGTGGTCTAGCTGGGTACACCTTGGGTGGCATGGCGGGATCGCAATACGCCGTTCCTGGCGCTGTTGCTGGTGGTCTGTTGGGCGCAAGCGGGAGGTAACATGGCTGATCCGGCAACGATGATGATGGCAGGTGCTGCGCTGGGTGCGGCAACCAATCGAGACGACCCGCTGAAAGGCGCGATGATGGGCGCTGCACTGGGGGGCGTTGGCGGCGGTATCGCATCCGGTGCGATGGGTGGTGCTGGTGCTGCAGGTGTTGAAGGTGCAGGGATTTCGCTTGTAAGGCCGGATGTCGCTCCTGTCCTGTCTGACTACATTACTGCTAGTCAGGCGCAAGGATTGGTGCCGATGGCTGGCGATCAAATTGCGCCTACCGTTGTAGAACAGTTTGCGTCTCCTACGTTCGACTTTGATGCGATCGCTCGTGCGAGCCTTGGAAGCGATCTCCCAGGTGCGTCTGCGGTTGCTGGCGCATCTCCTGTGCAAGCCAGGTTCAACCCGATGCAAGCCTTGTCTGCTATGAATATGCTGGGTGGTCAGCAACAGCCGCAACCAATAGTAAGTGGTGGGGTAAAGCGCGGTGATCCTCGGCTAGTGCAGCAAGACCCAATCATGTCGCTGCTGGCTCCTAAGCGTGTTGAGAAACGACGAATCAGCCTGTTGTGAGGGCAAACATGGACCTTTCTAATTTCTTCCCTGCTGTGCCTTCTTACCTTCCGGGTCTACTGGGAGAGGAACAGGCAAGGCTAGCCCAGCGTCAGGCGCAACAGCAGGGTCTGCTGGGTGCTGCTCTCGGACTCATGCAAGCCGGTGCGCCTAGCCGTACTCCGATCTCCACCGGACAGGCGTTGGCGCAGGGTCTGGCGGCTGGACAACAAGCGTATGGCAATGTTCTACAGCAGAGAACGCAGGAAGCATTGATCTCGCAACAACTTGCAGAGCAGCAGCGAAAGTTGCAACAGCAACAAGCCATGCGTCAGTTGTTTCCGCAAGTGTTCCAGCAGACTGTCGAGCGAGGTGCGATGGCTGGAGAAGAAGGCCCGATTCCTACCGCTCAACCACGCATCTCGATTGATCCGCAAAAGCTGTCCATGCTTGCGATGGCATCTGGCGATCCGCTGGCTGCACTTGGAAATATTGCGAAGATCGTTCCTGAGTTGAGGAGAGGTGGTCTGATTGCAGGGATGGATGCGGGGGTTGACCCGTTTGCTCCGTTCATGGCGAGTGACAACCCGAACCTGCAAGCGATCGCCGCGCAGTATTCGCGTTCGTTTAAGTCTGGCGCTCTGGATGAAACCCAAGTTGGGCGAGCGTTAGAAAGCCTTGGGAGGATGGCTGAATCTGCTGCAAAACCTTCGTCACTTCGTGGTGACTATGAATATGCAATGGCGCAGCGGCGTAGAGAAGGCCAGCCAACAATATCGTTTGAACAGTATCAAGAAAACCTTCGCAGAGCCGGGGCTGGAAGTACAAGCACAGTTGTCTATCCTCCTGGTGCGATTGCCCCTGGAGCATCAGCACAAAGTGAAATTGATAAGGCATTGTTGAGTTCTGGTTCTCGGTTGCAGGTGTTGAACCGGATTTCTGAAGGTTATCGTCCAGAGTTCTTGCAGACTAGGTTCAAAGTTGCTCAACGGCTTGTTGAGTTGGGTGAAAAACTTGGGCGTGAACCTAACCCAGAGGAACGACAAAATCTTGAACAGTTCGCAAGATTTAAGCAAGACTCTGTTCGTCAGTTGAATCAGTACATCAACGAAATCACTGGCGCTGCAATTGGTCAAGGAGAGGAAGCGGAGCGTCTCAAATCTGGCGTTCCTAACCCTGGTGAGGGTCTGTTCGGCGGCGATAGCCCGACTGTGTTCTTGTCAAAACTTAACAATACTGTTCGTGACTTGCGTTTGGCCGAGGCTCGTTTGCAGTACATCAAGACCAAAGGCTTTAATCTGCAAGACGTAACGCTTGACCAAATGCCAACGATCATGCGAAAACGCAAAGAGCAAATTGTGAAGGATTTCGGGCTTGATGAAGCGAACCCGACGGATAGGGAAGTGTTAAGAAATCGTCTTGCATCTGAGTTCGGTTTGCTTTGAGGTAATCATGGCTGACGTAATTGATGAACTTTTGTCAGGCAGACAAGCTGCGCCCCGCAAAGGGCCAGACGTAATTGATGAGCTTTTGACTCCGCAGCGCGGAAGGTTCTTCTACCAGGAGCCTGCCGAGATTGTTCGCACTCCAGAAGCCGCAGCAAGACCATCCACAGCGTTAGCGGCAGGGGTTCCTACTGACATTCAGTCAGCAATTAGAGTGTTTGCTAAGGCAAGAGGTATCCCAGAGGAGCGTTATCGCGTTTATCGTGGGGACATCTTCTATCAAGGGGATGATGGTAGGTTGTATGCAGAAGTTCCTGGGATGTTGAAAGCCCCGATGACATCTGCTGCGTTCATTGCTCCTGATATTGCAGAGGCGATCCCTAGTGTTGCGACCGGGATTGCTACCGCTCCAATGTTGTTAGGTGGGCCTGGAGGTGCTGCGGCATCAATCGGGCTAACTGGTGCGGCTGGCGCTGCATCAAGCGCAGGAAGGCAGGCTCTTGCTGGTCTGCTAGGTGGGCAAGAATTCAGCCCTGGTCAAGTTGCTGCTGCTGGGCTTATGGAAGCCGGGACGCAGCTTATTCCGTATGGCATGGGCAAAATTGCTCAACGGAGCCTTGCGCGAGATATTTCTAGGCTTGACCCGCAACAAATCGCTGAATTGCAGAGACTTGCGCAACAGCAAGGAATTCAACTCACTCCAGGTGAAATTACAAATCTTCCCAGTCTAAAAGCCCAACAGAAGGTGCTAGGCAACATTCCTGGCGCACAAGATGTGCTTGGTGACTTTTACGGCAAGCGTTATACAGAGCAGATTCAACCTGCTGTTGATAGGTTCTTGTCTAGCATCAGTTCTCTGGATGACCCGATGACTGCCGGATTCCGAGGACAACAAGCATTGCGTACAAGGCTTGAGACGCTTCAAACGCAACGAGAACAAGCTGCAAGACCGATTTATGAACAAGCATTCAGAAATTCTCCTCCTGTCGACATCAGCCCTGTTGCAGCGACTTTAGATCAGCGGATGGCAATAGCAAAAGGCGAGGAGCTTACAGAGTTGCGGCGCATTCGCTCGATGCTTAACCGAGACGTTACGCGACTCAACGCTCAAGGCGATGAGGTTACGGAGACAGTTTTAGAGAATCGCGCACCAGCATTGCAGCGGGTCAAGTTTGCTATTGACAAGATGCTACGAGGCGAAGCGGTTTCTTCAATGGATGCTACGATTAGGCGAGAGATAACGGGGATTCAAGACCAGTTGGTGCGGTCTATGGAAGATGCGATCCCTGAATACGGTTTGGCAAACCGTGAGTTCGAGAGACTATCTGAGCCTATCAACCGGTTCATGGAGCGCAGACCTGGGTTGTCCCTCATCAACATGAGCCAAGACAACCTCGATCAATTTGCTAACAGGGTATTTGGGGACACCACTCCTGCATCTCCGCAATCAATCCGTTACACAAGACAGCAGATTGAGCAGTCTGGTCCAAATGGCCCGATCATTTGGAATGAAGTCACTCGTTCATACTTGGAAAACGTATGGCAGAAGGCAATGAAACCGACTGCGACAGCGACCGAGCAGAAGGTTGACGCCGGGTTGTCATTTAGGAACATTTTGTTAGGCGATGAAAAGCGCATCAAAGCACTGCAAGCTGCTATGAACCCGCAGCAATTTGCGGCATTGAATGATCTCGCTAAGGTGTTAGAGGCTGCTGGACGAGTTAAGAAACTTGGATCAGACACTGCGTTCAATAGTCTTGTTCTAGAAGATATGAAAGAGACTGTTCCTGGATTAGCTGTTCAAGGAATGACCCCGGTAAAGAACTTGCAGAATTACTTTGCAAGGCAAGCGTTCATGAAAAACGCTGATGTGCTGGCTGAGATTGTTACGAGTCCAGACGGGATAACTCGCATGAGAGAGTTGCGTAAACTTAGTCCACAGCAACCTAAATTCTGGTCTGGGTTGGCTCAAGCACTAGCAAGCACAGGCTCTTTTGCTGTTTCGGAAGTGTTGGAGTAACCATGACAATCGCAAAACTCAGCGAGTATTCGACCACTCCTGCAAGCAACACCGACATCGGTGGGATCAACATCAACGAAGGGTGTTCTCCTGCTAACCTGAACAACGCCATCCGAGAGTTGATGGCACAGTTGAAGGATTTTCGAGACGGGACAATTGCTGGCGCTGTTGTAACGCCAACTAACAACCAATTGACTGTTCGTGGTGGCGGCACTGGCCTTATATCGTCAGGCACATCAGGCAACGTCTTAACGTCTGACGGGTCAGGTTGGGTTTCGTCTGCTCCAAACTACGTCCCTACCGGCGGCATGATGATGTGGGGCACTGCCTCCGCTCCGACCGGCTATCTCCTGTGTAACGGTGCTGCTGTCTCCCGCTCGACCTATTCTGCGCTGTTTGCCGTGCTAGGTACGACATACGGATCGGGTGACGGGTCTACTACGTTCAACTTGCCGGACTTCCGCGACCGCTTCCCTGTTGGTGCTGGCACGACGTACAGTGCTAACTCTACTGGTGGTAGTGCAAACGCAATCACTGTCAGCCACACTCACACCTTTACGACTGGATCTGCTGGTTCTGCAAGCGGTTCTGCTGTGCTTGGCAACTCTGGCGACTTTGGCCCGAGGAGCGCAAGCGGCATCATGTCTGTTAGCACTTCGCTAGCAAATCGTCCACAAGGTTCTGCTGGTGGTGGATCGTTTGAAAGTCTGAATATCACGATTCCAGACCATACACACACCGGAACAACTGATTCAACGGGTTCGTCTGGCACCAATGCGAACCTCCCGCCCTATCTGGGTGTTTACTTCATCATCAAGACATGAACGACATCGAGGCTAAACTCATGACGCACGAAGAAGTCTGCGCTGTTCGCTACGATGGCATCAACGCTCGTCTGAAGCGTCTTGAGCAGATTCTTATTGGCAGTGCTGCGTTCATCATTGCGCTTTTGTTGGGGTTGGTTCTGAAAACATGATCGAAGTCGCTGTTGTACTCGCTACCGCCCAAGCCGCTGTCGCTGGCATCAAGCAAGCGATTCAGAT